AGAGATGGTCAAGATACTGAGGCTATCAGAGAATGGATAAAAGAGAGAGAGTCTTGGATCAAAAGACACTTTGAAGATGGTAAACAATTCAAGGGAGATACAGAGCCTAATCTATCTAATGTTGGTGGTGTAGTTGCTCAAATAAAATGGGGAACGATTGGAACACTTGGAGAGCAAGGAATGAAAGACGTAATTTTGGAACTAACTAAAAAGCTAGAGGGTAAGAAAGAAGAAAACCAAGTTACTGCTAAAATTAAAAAGGCTTTAGAAAATAAAGTTGAAAAACATAACGAAGAAATAAAAGAGCTTGATTTAGCTTGGAATGGTCGAACTACTTACGCTGAACTTGAAAAGGTTTTTGATAGAGGAGTTGGAGCATACAATACAAATCCAGCATCGGTTAGACCTAATATGACTCCAGAGAGTTGGGGTTTAGCAAGAGTTAACTCTTTTTTATTTGCTCTCAAAAAAGGAAGATATCAAGGTGGTAAACACGATACAGATTTATTACCAGACAATCATCCAGTAAAAAAAGAAATGGAAGAAAATAATAGATTTATGAAAAAGCACGATTTAAGACACATCCAAAAGATTGAGGAAACTGAAGACTCAATCATTATCACTTATGAAAAAATTATGGATGATATGGAAGACAATGGCTATAAAGAGGATGAGAAAAGAGGTAAAGTTGGTACAATGATTACTGATGGTATTGAGCTACCTTTATACGACACTAAAGAAGAAGCTGAGGCTGAGGCTGAAAAACTTGGAGGAAGTGGATTTCACGAGCATACGATGGATGGAGAAGTTTATTATATGCCATTTGAAAACCACGAACAAGCAAAAGAAGTGATGGGTAAAATGAATATGAATGAACATACTCCATATCACGATGAAGAAGAAAAGTCTGAAATAAGAACTAATCTAAACAAAGAGATTAGAACTTTTGATGTTCAAGACTTAGAGCTTAGAATGGATGGAGATAAACCAACGGTTGTAGGCTATGGGGCAGTCTTTAACTCTATGTCAAACGATTTAGGTGGATTTAGAGAGTTTATAGCTCCTAATGCTTTTGAAGGTAGATTAGAAGATGATGTGCGTTTTTTAATAAATCACGATGCTAACTTAATACTAGCTAGAACAACTAACGGAACTCTAAGACTATCAGTCGATGAAAAAGGATTAAGATATGAGGCTGATATGCCTAACACTTCAACAGCTAGAGATTTGATGGAACTTCTAAAGAATGGTACTATTAGTCAATCTAGCTTTGCATTTACTGTTGAAGAAGATAGTTGGGAAGTAAAAGACGGAATGAATATCAGGACTATTGATAAGGTTTCTCAACTTTACGATGTAAGTTCGGTCACATATCCAGCTTACAATAGTGCGAGTAGTTCTGTTGCTTTACGTTCTATGAAAGAATGGCAAGAAAAAGTAGAAGCTAAAAAACTAGAAGAAAGTTTGGAGGCTGAAAAATTAGAGGGTATAAAAGAAGAAGAAGATTTGAAACAACGCTCCCTCAATGAAATGCGTTTAAAAATCTTGAAAAATAAATATTAATATTAATTTTCTATAAAATGAAAACATCAAAACTTTATAAAGAAGAAAGAGCTGAGGTTATCGAAAAGATGGAAAGTCTAGTATCTTCTGCTGAAGGTCGTGATATGACATCTGATGAGCAAGTTAGCTTTGATTCTTTAAATGAAAAAGTAGAGGAGTTAAATAAGATGGCTGTAAGAGCTGAGTCTTTTGAGAAACTTCAAGCTACTAAGGCTGTTAAAGAAGTAACAGAAAACACTCCAAAAGAAGTGAGAGACTATTCTTTCCAAGATGCTATGAAAGCTGCTTACTCTGGAAAGCTAGAGGGCTTAGTCAAGGAAATGGATTCTGAAGCGCGTAATGAAGCACGTTATACTGGACAAATGTATAAAGGTATAGCAATACCAACTTCTGTATTAGAAGCAAGAGCTGTAACAACTTCTAACGTAAACGAAGTTGAAACTATGAGTTTCACAGACCAGTTAGAAGCTAACTTAGTTTTAGCTAGTGCTGGTGCTAACTTTTACTCAGGAGTTAAAAATATGAAGTTTCCAGTTATAAGTGGTATTACTACTACTTTCGTTGGTGAGACTGGTGGTTCTGTTTCTGCTGCTGGTTCTGCTTCAAGCTTAACATTATCTCCACAGAAATGTATCTCTATTGTTGAGATTTCTGCTGAGGCAATGACTCAAAATGCTGGTATAGAGGCTGCAATCCGAAGAAATATGGCTGCATCTGTTGCTGCTCAATTAGAGAAGAACTTATTAGCTGCTGCTGATAACTCAGATGGTGGACCACAATCAATCTTAGCTGATGCTGCTGATGGTGGTGCTACTCTTGATGCTGCTGCTCTTTTAGCTATGGAATCAACAGTTTTAGGTAATAATGTACCTTTATTAGGTGGTAGATTTGCTTATCTTTGTAATTCTGACGCTTTAGCTGTAATTAAAGGTTTAGCTCAAGTTGCATCTGTTTCACCAATCTATGACAATAGAGATAAGACTATCAACTCTTACTTTAGTTTTGTATCTTCAAACGTAGGTAACAAAGCAAGTAATTTTGATTCTGTATTATTCGGTGATTTCTCAAGAGTACACATTGCACAATTCGGTGGTTTAGATGTATTGTTTGACCCATATACTTCTGCTGCATCTGGTGTAGGAAGAATGATTGCTACTTCATTAGTTGATGGTAACGCTGTTGACAATGGAACTGCATTTGTAGAAATTCAAACTACATCTTAATTTATTATTTTAACGGAGGGGTTTAATCGCCCCTCCATTAATTTTTTTTAAATGGAATATAACAACTTCAACTTTAACACCTTAAGAGGTACTGACTATGTACCCTATGGTAAGCTAGTTTTAAAGACTGGTCCATCATCAACGGTAATATCATTAGCTGAGGCTAAGACATTTTTAAGAATAGACTCAGACTATGACGATGACGATAGTTATATCACGTCATTGATTAATGTTGCAACTGGTGTAGTTGAGGAATTTACTAGACGGAGATTAGTTACACAAACATTTAATATTTTTTATGATGAGTTTCCTCCTTTCATTGACTTACAAGTAGGTGAGGTTGCTAGTGTTACTCACATTAAGTATTATGATACCAACAATTCATTACAAACTTTAGCAGCATCAAATTACGATGTTGATACAAAGATAAGACCCGGAAGAATATATGAATCAGAAAATGGAGACTTTCCAGATACTTTTGAAAGACCTAACGCTGTTGAAGTTGAGTTTGTTGTGGGTGGTGCTGCTAGTGATGTTCCAGCTCCAATAATACAAGCTATTTACGTCATTGTTGGCCGTTACTTCGAAAATCGCCAGGACGTTGTTATGGGAACTCAAGTAAATGAACTTCCATTGATGGTAGATCACTTATTAACTCCTTATAGATTGCTAGAACTATGATAATCGGCAAACTAGATAGAAAGTTAAAACTTTATAAAAGCACGTTTACTACTGATGAATATGGTGCAAGAGTGGTCAATAATAGTACTTTTGTGACTATCTATGGGAGCTTTGATTTTAAAAGTGGTGATACTAAATATGATGCTGACGCATTAATTAACAAAGAAATGATAGAATGTCTAGTAAGATTTAGAACAGACATTGGAGTAAGTCCACAATATGCTTTAACTTTTGGAACAACTGTATATTCAATAAAAAGCATTAAAGAAGTTGGAAGAAAAGATAAATTAATACTTAAATTGGTGGAAACCGATGCTCAAGATTTAACGGTATAATGGCAATAGGAACAAGTAAAGTATTAAGAGGCAATCAAGGTGGTCACGCTGGTTTTGTTACTGCTACCATAAATCAAGCAGAACTAAAATCTTTGATTAAGGACTTAGAGAAACTTAATATGTCTGATAGTAAAAACAAAACACTATTAAGACAAGGTATGCGTAAAGCTGCAAAACCATTATTACAAGAGCTTAAAAACATTGTACCAGTTAAATCTAAACAACTTAGAAAATCTTTAGCTATAATCAATGGTAAAAATAGAAGGGGAGCTCCTCCTAGTATTTTTGTAGGACCAAGAGTAAAAAAATCATTTGCTGCTATGGATAAAAGTGGATTTTATTTCTATTTCTTAGAATATGGTTTTAGAGGAATACCAGGTCTTAGAATGTTAGATAAGGCTGCTGCTAGTAAACGCAACACAGCTATCAATAGCGTAATATCTGAAATAAAAAAAATTATTGATAAAAGAATGAAATAATGGATGTTGGCAAAGCAGTTTTCAAAATATTAATAGATGATGCAGATGTTTTGGCATTAGTTTCTGAGTCTGGCACAAATACTAGAATATTTCCAAGTCGTTATGACTTTCCAACAAATGTTCTACTTCCATATATCACATATCAAGTAGTATCAGACGAGCCTAATAACACAAAAAATGGAGTAAGCACTTATGACTATGTAACTGTTCAAGTAAGCATTTATGATATTCGTTATAGTAGTATGATTGATTTAGCTGGTAAAGTAAGAACAGCCTTAGACTATACAAGTGGAACATTCAGAGGGGTTATAGTGAATAAAATATTTTTTCAAAACCAGAATGAAACTTTTGATGACTCTGCTGGTGAACAAGGGTTTTACGGAATAGTACAAGATTATAGATTTAACATAAATAGATAGGTATGTATAAAGTAAAGATAAAAAAAGACATTGAATGTCGAGGAGTAGAATACAAAGAAGGCGAATCTTACAAAGTGGTAAGAACAGTCTTTAATTTTCTTAGACATAACAATGCAATAGACACAACAAAGAAAAAATCTAAAAAGAAGGAAACTTCAAAGGATTTAGATATTAGCTAATTATAAATTTAAAATTAAAAGATTATGGCAATTTTTAACGGAACTGATCTGGTGCTTACGGTAAGTCCTAGTGATGGAGGTGCGAATGCTAAACTTATGCACTCGCAAACGGTATCGTTATCTATTAACGTAGATACGATAGATGTCTCGACTAAGGATAGTTCGGGATTTAGAGATTTAATAGGTGGTCAAAAGTCTTTCAGTCTTTCGGCTGATGGTCTAATGGACTTCGCTGGTGTAGCTGGTGACACAGAACCAGATGAGTTATTTACACAAGCTATGAATAGAACAGCAGTTACTTTTGTATTTGGTTTAGCTTCTCCAGCATCTGGAGACTACACTTATAGTGGCTCTGGTTTTATTACAAGTATTGAGTTCTCTGCTGGTACAGAAGATGCTCCAACTTATTCAGTATCTATTGAAGGAACTGGAACATTAACTCAGAACGCAATTTAATAATTTCTTTGTTGGTTGGGGATTGAGCTTCGGCTCGTCCTCCAACTAGCAAATTTAAAACCAACAAGATATGTATGAAGTAGTTATAATAAACGGAAAAGATTACCCAGTAAGATTCGGAATGAACTCATTGAGGTTATTCTGTAAAGATACTAATAGAAGTTTAGCTGACTTAGATAAGCTAGGAGATGGAATAAGTTTAGACGATGCTTGTTATTTAATTCTAAATGGAATAAAAGACGGATCTAGGGTGAGTGGTCAAGAATGTTCTTTAAGTGTTGATGATGTCGCAGATATGTTAGATGAAGATTTTGAGGCTTTGAATAAAGTGTTAGAAATATTTTCTAGTCAGTTCTCAGCTAAATTCGAGACAGAGGGAAACGTGAAAGCTCCGAAAGGGGCGAAGAAAAAGAAGTAACTTGGGATAAGTTAGAGGCTGTTGCTTATGGTCTCGGTA